GGTCGGTCGGGACCTCGAACCCGGTCGCCCATTTCTGCCGGAATCCGGCGACCGCCGACGTCATCATCTTGTCGAGCGTCAGCCGATCGATCCGCCGCAGAATCGGGACGCAGTCGGCCAGCTCGGATACGCCGCCCCCGAGGATCGTCGCCCTGTTTTCGAACGGGACGACGGGTACCTCGCCGAGCGGATTTGCCGTCTCGAACGGGTCGTCTGTTTCCCATCCCAGCGTCAGCTCGCGGTCGATCGGGAAGACGTCGGCGGCGAGCGCCTCATTCGCGCCCAGCTCGGCGAGCCAGCGATAGGTCGCCTCGGGCCGGTACAGCTCGACCGCCCAGAGTCGGTACGTCCAGTCGACCGGGTACAGCTTGAGCGCGGCCTGCACTTGGCGGCGGCTACCGGGCTCGGGCTCGTGCGTCACTTCGAACGCCGACTCGGGCGCGAGCCCCTCGCGCGATACCGAGACGTAACCGAGCCCGGAGATCAGCGCCTCGGTGTAGACGAGCCATTCGTCGGCGTCCATCGAGGACGAGCGGAAGAGCGCCCACGCCTGCGCCTCGATCCGCTCGGCCTCGCTCGCCGACTCGTCGGCCGAGCGGAATCCCTGTACGTGCAGACGCTCGGCGATCGTGTCGACGACGAGCCGCGCCCAGGGCGTCCGCGCCATGTCGAGCAGCAGTCGATAGTCGGGCCGGTACTTCGACTCGACGGCGGGCTCGGGCTGGCGCCCGTGGTACCACTGCCAGAGGTCGAATGCGGCGGCGCGCTGGACGGCCAGTCTTTTCAGCAGCCGGTCGCGCTGGGCTTCGAGCTGCTGTTCGAAATCGACGGCCCCGTCGACCGGGGCGAGCATCTGCGACACGCGCGAACCCTGGACATCGCAGGTCGTACGGTTTGCTCGACGCGGTTAGTAGCGGGGACCGATCGCAATCAGAATAGAACGAACGCCCACGAGACGCGAACGGCCCCGCCGTCAGAGGGGCCGTCCACGTGTCCTAGCATGCCCGGCCCGCCCGCGAGGACTGGCGATCGCATGGCCGGTCGGGGTCCGTCCTCGACAGTACGCCTCGACGTGCCGGGCGTCTAGCCCCAGCCGTCGATCTTCGCCCAGACGAGGACGACGACGATCGCGACGAGCGCGAGATCGCCGAGCCGGATCGTCGTCATCGCCGCCGAGCCCGGCCCCAGCCCGTCCGCTTCGCCGCCGCGCGACGCTTGCGCGTCCCGGCGCGATGCAGGACGCCCTTCGTCGGGCCGGTCGTCGTGATCTTGTCGCCGTAGCGTCGCCGTACGGCTGCGGCTACGCGTTTGTACGAGCCCCTCGTCCCCTTCTGCGCCGCCCGCGCGAGCGCATTCCTGGCCCGCGCGGGCGTGTCGATCGGGTAGGTCCGCGTCGCGGGGTAAGCGAACGCGGACGCAGGAAGGCTCGCCCGTCGCTTCGCGCTCAGGGCGGCCATTCCCTACGCCTTCGGCTCGTCCTCGCCCTGGCCCTCGCCGCCCTCGTCGTCGCCCCCGTCGGGCTTCGGCTCGGTCGGCTCGCTCGGCTCGGGCGTCGGTTCTGTCGTCTCGGTCATGACGTCGAGAGTACCCCCGAAACCCTTACAAGTCACACTGACCAATTATTTGACAGCGGCCCGAATCGTGGCTAAATTTTGGACATGACGACTTACGGATTCACTTATGACGCCTGCGACGCCGAGTGGGAAAACCCGAACACGGGTCGCACGGTTTGGACGAGCGCCGACGACAGCGACGACTACTGCGAGGGCTGCGACTCGACGGTCGTCTACGCGGGCGACGACGACACGATCGGTACCTGCAATTGCGACGGGGGGCGGCCGTAACGGCCGTCCCCAGAAACGGGGTTCGAAAGATGATCACTGACTTGCACATCGAGCGCGGCCGTCAAATCCGGTCGGTCGTGCGCTACGACATCGCGAATCGCGGCCTCTCGTTCGAGGGCGCCGTCGAGTCGCTCGCCTCGCATCTCGGCGTCGACGTCGAGACGGTCCAGCTCGCGATCGCGATCGCGAACGATGCCGATCAGGGCGGCGCGATCATCGCAGGGGTCCGGTCGTGACGGCCCCCGCGTTCCGCGTCGGCGACCGCGTCCTCGCGATCGTCGACTACGACGCCGAGCAGCCGACCGGGACCGTCCGCTCGATCGACGAGGGGCGGAAGGGACCAATCGCGCTCGTCGCGCTCGATCACGCCGAGCCCGGCATCGGTCGGCAGGTCGTCGTCTCGCTCGGCCAGCTTCGGCCGCTCGCGCCCGAGGTCGACGACGAGGCGCATCGGATGGCGCGCTATACGCCGCGCGATGTGATCGCCGGATGGGTCGCCGGGCTGCGGGCCGAAGGCGACCGGGTCGACGAGCTGGCCGTATGCGAGCGCGCCCTCGAAATCGCCGACGCTCGGTTTGAGGGGCGGTCCTAGTGGCCGCCCCGACGACGCCCGAGGATCGCCTGCGGGCGCTTCGCTTCGCGGCGAAGGCGCTCGCCCAGGCGCGGGACGACCTCGCGAGTGAGATTCGCGCAGCAAACGCCGGGGGGCTGTCGTATCGCGCGATCGCGGCCGAGGTCGGCCTCTCGCACGGGCAGGTCGCGCTCATTGTGAAGGGCGAAGCATGATCGAGCCGCCGAGCCGACGTCGTCGGCGCGAAGAGGCTCGCAAGAATCGCGAGGCACTCGACCGTATCTCGGCCGAGCGTCTCGCGCGGGGCGTCTGCCGTCACTGCGGCGGGCCGGTCCCCTGTTGGTCCCCTTACGGCGACGTCGCCGTCGGGGTTCGTTCATCCGAAACGGAAAGAGGTCGAAAGTGAAAGTGATCTGCACTCTGGCGGCGCTTGCCGCGATCGTCATCCCTGCCTCGACGGCCACGGCCGGATCGGCGGCGGGCTGGCGCCCGGTCGTCGTCGCCGCCGACGGCGACAAATCCGAGTACGGCGGCGGCGTCGACATGTCGCTCGGGACGACCGCACTCAATCTGCGCGGGCTGCGGCTCGTCGCTCGTACTGACCTGCCGCTCAAGACGTCGGTCCGGGTCTACTGCAACCGGGGTGACACGCGGACCGACAAGTCGATCCGGCTACAGCTTCGCTCGGGCGTGACGGCGCTACCCGTCCCGATCGTCGGCGGGCGCTGCACAATCGATGTCGATGCGTACAACTTCGACCCCGGTACGGCCGAGGTCCGGCTCGAAGCGCGCTAGCCTCGACTCGACGACGTACGCATCGTCCGGCGGGCGCCTCATGGGGCGCCCGTCGTCATTTCGGGGGTAGTCGAGGTCGGGCTCGGGCTCGCGTGGCGCGAGAGGGGCGGACAGCGCGTCCTAGAACGTGATCAGCCGACCGGGCTTCCGCGCCTGCTCGGCGGCGAGCAGGTCGGCCCGCGCCTCGTAGGCGAGGACGGCGCAGACGGCTAGGTCGATCTTGTCCGGCGAGCCCGGCCTCGACTTCGACAGGACATAGCCGCCGCGCGTCTCGCGCATCTGCGCATTGAGCACGTGCCGGGTCAGCTCGGGGTCGCCGTCGTGTCGCAGGTCGCCCGCGAGCAGGTCGGTACGGAATCGCTCGGTCGCGGCGGTGAAGCGCGAGCGGTTCGTCTGATAGCGGACGACGACCTCGTCGCCGTACTCGCGCGCCCAGCCGTCGATTTGCGTCTGCCATAGCGGCGGGTCGAAGTAGCCGCGGACGACGTCGTACGTCTCGAACACTTCGGCCAGCTTCGCGTCGACAGCGTCCGAGGGGACTTCCCACTCGACCGCGCCGGGCGGCTGTTCCCAGACGGCGAGCGGGACGAGCAGCCCGTCGTCGAGTCGGCAGGCGACGAGCCCGGTCGCGTCGCCGTAGCGCGAGCCGTCGAAGCCGAGCGCGATCCGCTCGCCCGGCTGCAGCGCGCCCTCGATCTCGGCGGCGCGCCAGTCGTCGGGGCGTAGCCAGTATTCCTCGGCGCCGACCCACAGTCCGCAGGCGAAGCGCGCCCACTGCCACGGGGTCATCGAGGGCGAGTCGTGCCGCTCGCGCAGCAGCTCGACCGTCTGCCAGGGCGCCGGGTTCGCGCGCTTCACGACGGCCATGTCGGCGATGTCGTCCTCGACGGTCAGCGCCCACTCATGCATCGCGAACGTCCGATCGTCCGAGCGCGCGTAGAGGTAGGCGCCGTCCCGATGCTGCATCGGTAGCTGGCGCGCGGCGACGCGCATGAGCCCGAGCGGCGAGCCCTCGTGATCACCCGCCGTCGAGATCGTCACCATCTGCCCGTCGCGTGGCCCGAGCCCGTCGCGGAAAATCCCGTAGAGCCCGAGCGACTTCGCCCGCCCCAGCTCGTCGACGAGCCCGAGCGTCGGAATCACCCCGTCCGCCGTGTCGACCTCGGCGGCGAGGACGCGGATACGACCCGAGTCGCGCAGCGCCCGCAGCTCGCGGTAGCCGCGCTTCGTCGCGACGCGGGCCTGTAGCTCGGGCGAGCGGCGGACGAACCCGACGGCCTGCTCGTAGAGGATCGACGCCTGCTCGCGCGAGGTCGCCCCGATCAGGCATTCGGCGTCGGGCTCGGTCAGCAGGTGCCAGAGGGCGAGCGCCGCGAGCAGTGTCGTCTTCCCGTTCTTTTTCTGTAGGAGGATCAGCGTCTCGACGACGCCCGCGAAGTAGTCGGCGAGCATCGTTCGCTGCTCGGGGAACAGCAGCATCGGCCCGCCCTGTTCGAGCGTCAGCGCAGCGCAGAATCGCGCGAAGGCGTCGAGCGCGTCAGTCTCGTGACGCACGTCGACGGGCCAGCTCGTCTACTTCGGCGAACAGGTCGGTCGACTCGGGGCTCGGTTCGGTTGTCTTCGAGGGGCCGCCCGTGCGCCGAGCCCAGCGCGTCGGGAAACCTCGTTCGAGTAGCCAGGCTGCGGCGCGCCAGTCGCCCTCGGCTGCGGCTTCGATGTAGCCGACGAGCATCGTCTCGTCGAGCTGCTGGGCGCGTTTACTCATGCGGCATCGGCCCGACGGGCGCGCGGTTTTTCTCGCGACGACA